GCTAAAATAAAATCAAGGTTAGCATCAATTAAAGTTCTAACAGGAAGCCTTCCTGATACAATAGCTTTGATACCAACACTCTGTGTAGTAGATTTTGTAGCTGTACTTCCAAATGTAATAGTTTGTTTGTAAGGGCCTAGTTCTTCTTTTGAAGCAATCATTAGTTCTTCTACTTTACGACATGCCGCACCAATTGTTTTATAAGCAAAACTTAAACTACGCCCTTCTTTACCTACCGGTACCCCTGTTTGTCTATCATCACCACCTGTGCTAACAAAGAAGTTAGTAGTTGACTGGTGGCTTGATTGATCAACATAATACTTTGTAGCCGCCTGCATATTTGCTTGGTCAGCCGCTTGTCCTGCTAAGTCTCCTGGATGATCGTTTAGATACAATGGCCCTGTCATTGTATCACCTTGTCTACGTGTTACTGCATTTCTAGGAAGTACTTCGTCTGTAGTATAGTATCCTGCTAGTGCCGCAACATAAGTTTGATCAAGTATAGTTTGTGTGCCGCTACCTGTTGACGCTTGTATTCTATTAGTATTAGCAATAGAGTCATTTAATGTAGGAAATAATGCAATAGTATCTTTATCTATTACAGTCATAAAGTATGTACTTCCTTTAGTAAGATTAGATGCCGCATTAGCTGTAGAATTATAAGTTACAGCAACACCGTTAGCCGCTCTGTCATAACCGTGCCCGGTAATTACTAAATTACCATTACTATCAAAATTTGTAATAGTTAACGTGTATTCTGAAGCATCTGCAGGTTCTGCACGAACACCGCCTTGTTTATTTGGAACACCACCTTTAGTATATCTTTGATCAGCGTATTGCTTATCAATTACTAAGTCGTCAATAGTAAATGTTCCGCCATACTTATTAACAAATGCTGTTGCCGCATTGTCTGTTACAGCAACATTGCCTATAGCATTATTTTGGGCGTTTAATGGTCCTGCCATTTTTGGGCTAGGATCTTGTGAAAGTTTACTATTACCTGCTGTAATAATTAATTTTCCTGCAACGGTATAATTATACGATATTGTATCATCATTTGTGTCACCAGTTAGTGCTCCATCAGATGCTAATTCTAATCCTTCTACACCATCTTCTGTAGTTTTTACACCTATTAACCTACTTGCTAAACCTGAATAGCTATCTGGACCATCACCTAAGTTAGTAAAGTTTATCTGTCCACCGATACCAAATACTGCATACAGTTCTTGGAAGTTTTCATTGGTTTTTCGAAAAGCTTCACGGATAGCATCACCAGTACCATCATTACCTTCTACACCAATATCTACAATTTCTCTTGCCATTTCTTACTCCGTTTATATAGCAGGTACTGCTAGTTTATCCATATCAAAATTAACACTAATACCACAACCGCAACTGGATTGTGCATTAGGATTGTTTATTACAAACTGCGACCCGATAATATCTTTTTTATAGTCTATTTCTGTACCAAATAGAAACATTAAACTAGCACCTCCAATTACAAATGTACAATTTGTGTCTGTTTTTAACACTTCGTCGTCATCTAGTAATTCTTCAGGAGTTGTATATGTTCCCCATTCATACTCAAATCCTGCACAGCCTCCGCCTTTTAGATTTAATGTAACTGCATAAACCTCATGCTCGTCACAAATAGTGTCTATTTGCTTTTTTGCGGCATTTGTAAGTGTACATATTGTCATTTGAGCTCCTTATTGTAAGTATTTATCGATAACTTTTGTAATCTTAATGTAAATATAGTTATGTTCTTAGAAGAAAAAAATATTAAGACCCGGCACGTAAGNAAGTCTAAAACCGGAAAGGAACATGCTTATTTTAGATATAAACGTATAGTTATACTACGATGTGATAACTGTAAAACAGCATTTGAAAGACCAAGAGGAAGCATGGACCCTAAACGATTAACTAATAATTACTTTCATGTATGCAGTAATTGTGATGCTAAAAGATTTGCACAGAAAAAGGGAATAGAAAAGAAGCAGATATGGAATGTATCTGCTTCAAGTGATCTTCCTATTGGTAGATTGTAATTATTCTGACTTGTAAATTGTCCAAGCACCGTATGCTATAGCCGCATAAGCCGCAAGTTTAGCAAAAGGTCCAGCAATAAGTATGATTATACCTACTGCAACTAGTACAGCGCCATCCCATGAAGTACGCTCATCAAGTCTACTTGTAATCCATTTTTTTATCATTGCAATTCTCCGTTTCATGCTATTTATTTTTGTTATATAACTTTATTACCATTGAATCGTCTTAGTAATTAGAGTCGACTAGTTTAAGTTCCATAGGTAGTTTTTCGATTTCTATGACGTAGCTACTTTCTAACTTCCGTTTCCTTCATTATATACAAAAATAAACACTATAATTAATGGCTCCTGGATAAAGGATCTTGTCCACTATATGGTACGCACCTTGCTACCTATTATCAGTCATATTGTTAGCTGTCCAATTTAGCTATGCTGGAATCATTGGGGCCTTTGCTACTTTTAATGAATCCAATGTACTGAATGTGTTAACCATAGGTTCTTTGCATAGTGTATTTATCCTATATTGATTAAGTGCCGACGTAGCTAGGTTCTTGTGTTTAGACTCTACCATAATATCAGCGTAATCTAAAAAGGATAAAGCCCAGTCATTAACTGCATCATTCCACATGTAATCACTGTGTGCTCTTAGTTTCGCTTTTTTGTGTCCGGCTTGTTCCAAGGTGAAAAAGTGTGGTCTAGTTCTTTTACAATGTAGTGGGAGAATATCCTCTCTGCTAACACTATAATGAATAGTAGGCCTAACACCACGCCAGCTATCAATAATACGTTTAAATCGGTCGTCTGTGGGCTCAATATATTCTCCTCTAGTATTGCACCAATGATGATGGATGTCTAACACAAGAGCGAGATCTTTCTCAAGTTCGAGGCTGTGTTCGATTCCCCATTTGTTTTCGTCGTTTTCGATGGTAATGCAGTTTCTTGCTTCAGGCGTGAGTCTTTTAAGTGCGTCTTTAATACCGGCCGGACCTTTGCGACCTGAGATGTGGACGTTACACTTGAAGTCTTGGAAGGTCTTACCGTATCCCATCCACCTGATGATATCCACATGATATTCAAACTCCTCTATACTGCGATCAACAATGTCGGGGCTATCACTAGCAAGCACAGTAAACTGACCAGGGTGCATACTAAGCCGTACGTTGTGAAGACGAGCCAGCCTGCCGACCTTTGCGAGATGAACTGCACAGTACTCACGTACATCAGGTAGCCGCCAGTAGTAGCACCAGTCAAGCTGAGTGTAAACAGGCAGTATGTCAGAACCAAGCCTAACCATTCGTAATTCATTTGGTAATCCTCCTACATATTCAATTAAGTTGTAATAACTTTGTATGTTGTGGACCATTATGTCCCACAATCTTTGCTCTGCAACTTCTTTAGTTTGTCGATTTAACCATTGTACTGTTGTACACTTTGTATTTAGTGGACGCTGTATTTCTTCAAGAATTTTTTTCTTTTGTGTTTGGTCTGGATGCATATACTTACATGCAAAACCTATACGTTTAATCATTTACTATGCCTCTTATTTTCCAAGGTGTAAAACAAACACTTCCTAAGCTGATATGATCTGCTCCTGCATCGAGATAATTCTGTGCATCTTGTTTGCACGTTACACCGCCACCTGCAATCACTGTTACACTATCATGTTTATTTTTTATATATTCAATTATTTTCATAGTATATGGTACAATCATTTTGCCTGATAATCCACCTTTTTGTGTTGGTATTGTATTACTTGCATGTATTGTATTATAACCCAGATTTATAATTTTGTCAACCTGTTTTTTTGTAATTGTAGGCGGAACTTTTACAATGCACCATTTGCGTTTGTCTTTTGCAAATGCTTTAGTTAAGTTTGGATGTGCATCCACGTTAGGGCAACTTATGTTAAGTTCTACACTCATATTTTTAGGAACTATCTCATACAGTATCTTCCAGTCATTTGGTTCCAAACTAGCAATACTCATTACATTATGTGGTGAAGTATTATCTATTCCTGTAAATATTCCTGGGTTACGCAAACCTAATTTGTTGCGCCAGCCTGTTCTAGTATACCTAAGTGTTTTTATAATATGTTTTACTAGTCCAGGACGTGGCTTTACTGTAAATGTTCCAGTAACACTAATTATTGGCTTACCACTTAAAAAATTAGTATACTGTAAGTAGTTTCCAAATGGAGCACTAATAAAATACATTATCCTACAAACGCCTTCTCTTGAACAAACGTACCCGCTTGCTTCTTATTACCTTCAGAAAACCCCCAACCATCAAACATATATGCTACTTCATTATTAAATTCTAAATTGCCGCAAATCATAATCTTGTGTTCACTAGGTTCTAGATTAGGTACTATTTGTCCTGCTTTAATAAAATGTGTAATACGTTTGTTAATTCCATTCCATGTAGGATCCTGTGTTACTGTTGCTGTATATTTAATATCTTGTTCATATAAGAAGCTATCATATGCTAGTAATTCATCTGCTGTACGTACACTCCAATATACATGTATCTGATCGAAGTAATCGTACGTTGTAGGGTCTCTTAGAAGCGATATAAAGGGGGCTATGCCGGTCCCAGTAGCTAACAGCCATAAGTTACCGCCTAATTCTAAATTACTAAGTGTAAGGGTTCCTGTAGGCTTTTCTCCTACAATCAATTCGTCTCCCACTTTGATATGCTGTAATTTACTTGTCAATGGACCGTTGGGTACTTTAATACTATAAAATTCTATATACTCGTCATATGGTCCGCTTGTTAAACTATATGCTCTTTTAGGCGTACCTTCCATTCCTATCATTACAAATTCACCTGCTGTAAATCTAAATGTATTAGGCCTTTCAGTTTGTATTCGAAATAAACTATCTGTATAATGTTCTACTTCTGTAACTTTTACTATCATGGGTTATTTTGATCCATCTGAATAAAATGTATTAAAACTTATAGTAACTCGATTGTCTGTTGCGTTCTCGTTAGTAAAGTGCTCTAACCAACTTGGAAATAACGTTAGCTGTCCTTGTACACATGGCATCTCTTGTGTATATGCGTTGTACAAGTTTTCAGTTCCGATATTTACTTCACACATTCTGTTTGGAGAAACTGGTGATCTTAGAATTAGTGGACAACTACCTTCGTCGGCTATTGGGTAAAAAGCTCCACTAATAATACTTCCGGGATGTTGATGTAATTTAACCCTACCGCCTTTAAAAACTCTATTCATCCAACTGTTTTTAATATAGTTTGGAATTAGCATATACTTTTCTGAATAGTATCTTACACATAATTGTATCTGTTCTTTAAAGTCTTTTAAGTCTTTGTGGTCTAACCAGTTAATTGCTTCACGTTCGTCGTATGACGATTCGCTATTGTTTGCCATAATGCCGTGGTCACTAGTTTCAGTATTTTTTACAACTTCTAACATTATGTTATAGTCTTTATGCTCTGACAAATCAAATGTCATTACTAGTGTCGGAAATAACGCATATTCTCCAAGTACATGTAGTTGATTCATCTCCACTATGCTATCCTTTTATAATCTGTATTAAAGCTAATAGTTATTCGGTCATCACAATCAATAGGTGGAACAAAATGCTCTAACCAAGAAGGATGTAATATTAAATCTCCAGTCTTTACTTCTACCAATGATACTTGTTGATTATATTTTGTTGGTTCTTGTGTCTTATCTTTCATTCTATACGGGATAGTAGGATTTACAAAAGCTATTCCGCTACCTTCCGGTGCATTTAAATAGAGTGTACCACTAATTACACTATTTTCATGTCGATGCCTGTGTACTCTTGCACCCTTATTCATTTTAGTGTACCAACTATCTGATATAATAACATATTCTATACCCATCATATGTACATATTGAGTAGCATAAGTTAATATTAGATCTTTAAACTCTGGAACATCATGTAACACATAACTAGCAAATTCCCAATCTTCGATGTAACATGTTTTTACATCTCCTTCACAGATATCTAATATTGGATTAGCAGGAACAGGATCTGAAGTAATCCATTCTGCAAGATCTGTTAAATCTTTTTGTGTAAATTCACTTGCGATATCTTCAAGTATATTAACCTTAAATACCGGACTTGGAAATAAATCAAATACTTTTCTTTTTGTTCTATTATCAGTTGTGCTCATTTGCTATCCATTATTTTTTGTAATTGTAATTCTTTACCTGATATTTCTCTTAGTTCAAGACTATTTCCGTATGGATCCATATTTTCGTATTTTGTTAGACAGTCTCGTGCAGTAATATCTTTCCAGATTTCTTTCTTACCATCTGGCCATTTAATTTCATAACTACGTTTAGTTTTATCCCAGGATTTAGGATTACCCCCGTTTTCGTACATATAAGTACCTGTCATTTCCAATTCTCCTGACACCAAGGATCAATGCATTGTGGAGGGTTAGGCTCGCCATGGAATACTGCTACACTTGTGTTAGGAAGTATATTAGGCAACCCTGGTTCTAAAAAATTTCGAATACCATTTTTATCTCTAGTCATAGGAGGCTTTCCTCTCATCTCCCATTTGTAACTTTGTAACCATTCGTCCGGAAAAAATTCGTAATTTGATCTTACTTGTGCATAAAGCCAATCTTGATCTCCATGATATCCTTTTCTAGCACTATTCGGATCACTAACATAATTATCCCATACATGGCGCATTGCACCTGTTTCGACTCTAAATACACTACTGTTAAATCTATCCCAATTAGGATTGTTCATTCTATTAAAGTCTCTAATCACACAGAATTTGCCTGGTTCATATGTAAACAAATTATCAATATTTTTAAATACAATAATATCTAAGTCCATAAAAAGTATAGTACCTTGTATCGGAATATCAGCACTAAAGAAATAAGGTTTCCACCACCACCCCATAATGTCGTGGCGTATTGGTAAAGGCATAGTTTGTATTGCAGGATCAAGTCCTCTTACATCTTCAGTAAAGCATATAAACTTAAATGGTAAAGTCATATTACGAGTAACCATTTTGTTTAATACATTTACATACTCTGCACTATATTTTGTTCCATGTTTTAGACATACAATATATCTTTCATGGTTAAGCCCAAACCCCTCTGCGTATTCTCTTAACGGCATAGGNTTCTTAGGCNTTGGCATAGGTTTAGGGGGGGTAGAAGTTACTGGAGCAGGAACCGGGGTTCTCTTAGTTGGTGTTGGAGTATTTGTTACTTCTTTTTTTCCTTCCGGACGCTTTTGTACTTTCCCTTGTTTCTCAGCAATCTTGCGAAGTTTACGCTCTTGCTTCGACTCGTTGGGATAGTATTTTTTAACCATTGTGAGATGTTATCCGTTGTGTAGTAAATGGTGTATAGATTGCACTATTAGCACCATGCTCGGAACATTCAACTGATTCACACCAGCACCGTCCTTCTGACATGTCTTTAATCAATTTATCGGCAAATTCCCATGCATGATATGCAAACATTTCCGCACCAACTCCATCAAGTACCACAACACTACAAAGGTCTTTAGTTTCTAAGATTCTAAAGTCATTTAAGTGTGGATCGTTAATATCAATTACAGTTTTATGATCAAAGGTATCTTCTAGCCATTGCTTAATAGGCTTTAGTCCACCAAAGTCTACAGCCCAGTTTTTATTGTCTAATTCAATACAACCAAATGTAAATTTAAATGCTAAACTATATCCGTGCAGTAAATGACAATGTGAATGATCTGCATTAGGTTGTCTAAAGACTGCACTAAGTCCTATGTTGTGTCCGTATGTTTTTGTACTATAATAAGCCATATATTCTCCTATATTAAACGGCGGAGTATTTAAAGTGGGTCGACGTCTTAGTCCACTATACATACATTATATTATAACTTACTTAGTTTGTCAAGTGAAACATTAGACTTATTCCAGGCTTTTGGTAATTGCCAAATATTAGGAGCATAGATTTTATATCTATGATGTGGAAAGTATTCGAATACCTTTCCTATTTGATGTATCCAATATCTAGGATCTATATAATGATGTTCGCTTTTATTATAATTTGGAGTATCTTTGTAAATATTATTAATTCTATCATTGGTACTATGTAAGTCGAAGCCCAATAAGCAAATATCATCACTCCATCCATTTGTAATCATACTTGCAAGTAAAACTGCATATGGACCGCTTCCCCACTGAAACGGCTCGTCATGTCTTTCTGTGCCATGGTATGGTAATTCGGGTACTTCTCTAACTAATGGATAATGTTGAAATTCACTTACCCAATCCTTGCGTGTATAAATGAGAGATTGATAACCTGTGTTGACTGCTTCTCTAACCATCTTTCTATCAACACATACAAGATGATCTACTTTATAATCTCTTAGTATTGCATTACAACCAACTTTGGTCATGTTAATACTATCTATATCTATATTCCGTCTGCTCTCGCCGTTGCCAATAACCAGTGTCATACAGTTATTTACTCTATTCAATTATGAGTAAAATATTATCGTATGTTTGTGACTTTTCGCTTGTAAAAATTAAATAATTACAATCGAAATCACCAGTCATAGACACTCTCCATTCCCCCGGGCGTATTCCTACTGGCTTAGCCATTGCCCATTGATTTGGTATCAAATCTCCTGCTTTAGTATTATGCACATATTGTTGGGTAAACTTATCTAATTTTACTACAATAGAATTATCAGCTGAATAAGCCTTTCCGTAAACACGTTTACTATTACACTCGTGTCTTTTAGATCCTATCATCATAAATTGTATATCTTCGCTTACACTTACAGGGTTATTAGTAACCTCTATTTTAATATCGTGGAATACAAATGCATTTTGAAATTGGAGATAGCTAACTCCAAATGCAATTAAAGTAATCATACTGATACCACTTACTACATTTAGGCTGGCTTTAAACAATGCAAACTTAACGTTCTGTTTCATCTCTTATTCTTTCTACATCTTTTGCTACATCTCTAAATTCATGTCGTACATCATTTAAATTAATAGCGGCCCTATTTAGAACTCTAATTAGGTATCTTATGGTAAAAATAGTCCAGAACCACCAAATTACACTAGTCACAGCGAAGATGCTGAGGCCTATGTAAAAAGCCGTGTCTAGGGTAATCCAACCCCATACAGTAAGTGATACAGAAATAATCAAGAAGGTTGTAGGAACAATCTTGGCCATTGTATCCCATCGTTCTACTTGTTCTTCGATCTTTTTATTTTTTTTGATGTCTTCTAGTATTGTTGCCATAGTAATATACTTATCAGTATATTTGGAATTATTAACTAGCTAGATATTGGACCAAAAGGTTTCCATAGTCCTGGAGTACCTGCTCTAGTACAAACCCATCCTACATACCCTGTCGGTTGTGGATTACTATTCCAAACCATATCGCCTAATGCATAGGCTCCTGCTGATGGTGCAGTTGCACCACTTTGCATTTTACGTCCGTCTAGTTTGACCGGACCTGATGTACTAAGGCTTACATCTGGATCAATATTAGTAACACCAATTCCTAATTGACCAAAAACTTTAACTACTGCTGTAGGGTTAGTATTAGTTCCTGCTTGTATTGTACCATTTGCTTTGATAGATAATCTTGTTGTATCATCCGTAATAATATCTAAATCGTCATTAGTCCAAGCACCTATTCTAATTGTTTCGCCTTCTGGTTCAATAATAAATTCTGCGTCTAAACTTACAATACTTAATGCGGCATTTGGTGCTTCTGTACCAATACCTAGTCGATTACTTGAACTTTCCCAAAATATATATTGATCTATAGTAACGTCACCATTTACTTCTAAATTATTTAATACTCCTAAGTTTTGTAAACTTGAGTTAACAATTCCTACACCTAACGAATCGTGTGTAATTACTGGCGTAGTTCCCATACTAATATGCTTGCCGTTAGCTAAGTCAATACTTTCTGTTGAAAATAGTCTATCTGGATTAGTATGCCATACAAATTGTTTAGTAGGAGCACCGGTATCTCTCCAAAATAATCCTTTACCTGCTACAGTTTCTCCTGTATTAGGTATAAACTCTAAACTAGAATTTCTTTCGTTTCTAACATCTACAGATAGTTCTTTAACATCTAACTTTTCAACAGTTAGTTTTCCTTGTACTTCTAAATCACCTGTTACTGTATGAGCACTAATAGTTTGAGTATCAATATTATCAATAGTAATACCATCATCATCTACTAGTAGCTGTGTTTCTTTAGCAGTATCAGTAATACCCATACTCTTAAATAGTGTAATCATACCTCCGTGAATTTTATCTCCACTTAGTTCACGATCATTAATATGTGCTTTAAGAGGTGAAGGTTGATCGGTTAAGTCATTATATGAACCTGAAAACTGTTCCGGAACGTTATATAATTCTGTGTAATCTCCGTCAAAAGCATTAGTAATACCATACCCTTGTAATGTAGTAGGGGTTCCTTGTATAGATCCCCAAACGGGCATTGGTGCATCTTTCGATGATATTGCTTCTACTGCACTTGAAACGGCTAGTAAACCGTTCTTCATGTCTACTATTTTCTGATTTATATCACTCATGTAAGTATTTATCAACTTACCTTTAGAAGTATTGTGTCAGGGTTACAACGTCCGTTGAGCTTAGTATCAGTAGTCGGAATATCATCTAAGATTGTACGTAACTTTACCTTGCCTGCCGCCTTAAAATCTTTGAGTTGATCATCTGGCTTACGTAATGTTTTTTGTATACTCATTTTATCATCATAGCCTATAACTGTAGTACCTTTAACACTAAGTCCACTACCTTCTCTCATCATTCCTTTCGGATCAATGTTCTTTGCGGTATATTTTCCTAGTTTACGTGTCTTAATATTAAATACCCAAAGCTCGCTTGCCCCGATTACATCTGCAGGATTTATACTTGCTAGTTTGTACTTGCTATGAACTTTCAAATATTTTAACTTTTCTACAAGTTTTTCAGCACTCTTAGGTTTACTCTTACGAGGCTTTCTGTTTACTTTTGCACTATCAATAACAAAGTCTAATGCAAGCAATAGCTCTTCAATAGCAATAGTATAATTTTTGATATCTGCTTTTTTAAGATGTGCATAGCCTTCTTTAAGTTGTGCCCACATATCTTGTGTGTGTTCGTCCATTTTCTTTAACTGGCCAGCTGTAGGAAATCTTTCAAGTTCTTTAAAGTCATCTAGCTCATTTGCATAAAATCCTTTTAGCTTACGTGCATGTGCTTGTGTAACTCCGGTATCACTAAAGTGCTTTTTAAAATCAAACCCTTTAGGATTAAATGTTTTTTTATCAGAAACAAATCCTTCAAGCCAATCTTCAATTTTTTCTGCTTGTACTTGTGCTTGATCTCTAATGCGTTCTTGTATAGTAGGAGTATAAACATTAGCATTAGCGTTTTCTTCTTGTTGCTTTTCGTCTACTATTTTACTACCTTGTTCAATACAATTTTCAATACGTTTTTTAAGAAACTGATCTGCAGGGGCAGTTTCACCCATTGTACCTGGTAATGTCTGCCAGTACTCATCTTGTTTCTTGTTGTAAAGAGGCATTCCGCATATTAACATCTTTGCAGTAATTGCGGCTGTTACACTTAATGCATAATTAGGGGCAGCCTTAGCTTGTCTAATTTGTGTCTTTGTATAACTATTCTTTTCCATCCACTGCCATGTAAACGGATATAAGTCTACTGGCTTAAAGTTTTGATAATAGAAATCTCTAGTAGCTTGAGCAAAACGATGATACTTTTCCCCTGACCAATCTTCCCAACCTTCCCAACTAGGATCAGCAAGTTTACCACCTCTTCGAATACGTGGAGCGCCGCGTGGTGTTTTTTTCTTAACTGCTCTTCCAGTAATTTTGTTTACTCTAGCCATGATGTTCTCCTAACTGTTTTAATTAGTATATAGTCGTATGATTAGAAAGTCAAGCCTTTTTGGCTATGTAAATTTCTTTTTCGTATGAAACAAGTCTTTATACTGATATCCACCTTCTAGTTTAGAAGCTGATTCTTTAAATCCTAATTCCATATTCCATTCGTCTCGTTTAAAAGGAATAACTTGCATTAAAGGTTCACCTTGTTTTAATGTGATGCTTTTAGATTGCATTGAGTACCCTGGAAACTGTACAGGCAAGTCGTGCTTGTCTGTATCTACTATTGCAGGGAATAAACTAAGGTCGTGGTTAAAATTGTAAAAAGGTTGTAAAAATAAACAACTATATCCTTCTGGAGTAATTACTGTCCAAGGGTGCTTTATTTTAACCCAATGTTTTTTATTATCGTCAATACGGACAGGACACATTTTATGATGATGAGTTGTCGGTTGATAATTAACATGTGAATGAGAAATAATGCCCTCATAATTTCCTGGCTCGTCTTTTGGAAATAGTGTTAGATCATAAGGATTAACAATTATATATCCGCTAGTAAGAATGTCCATAACAGGCATACACTGCTTAATTGTAGGAATAGTATTGCCTGCAATGTGTAACCTTGTCTCAGTTGACACAGTTTTAAACCAATCAGGCAACATCTTCTTTGCTGGTATAACTGGATAATTTTTTAGAACTATGTCATCTGAGCATGTGAACTGGATGTTATTCATGTTCTCCGCCGGGGTCACCTTTGTCTAAAGGAACTTTATGTGCAATACCTTTATCATCTCGGAATATAGTAAATCCTCTACCTCGTCCGTATGAGTGATATCCTTTTCTAAATTCAAATACTTGTGGTTTTCTTTTAGCAGTTTCAAACGTTCCTACAGTCAAAACAATCGCGCCTAAAAGAATTACGTGTGCTATAGCACTAAATCCAAATACCACATAACTGCCTACCAAGTTAGCAAAGGTTATACACCACATCCATGCAAGTACTTGCATGACTAAATGTCTTACTTGTAAACTAGGAATATTCTTTAATGGATTATGATCTAAATCCATTACACTATTCCAACTATCGTAAACCCATTCTCTCATAGAAAATACTCCTTTATCTAATGTTGTTTTTATTGGGTAGTGTGCATCGGCACTATCTTTATAATCAATGGCATCATAAATGTCTGCAAACATTCTTGATATCTTGCCATCTTTGAAATAGGCTGTTACCTTGTACATGTTATCTTCCTATTAAAAATCACCATCTATTCCGTTGATGGTATATGTGTTACCTTTATAACCTTCGTCCATTTTTTCAACGTCGGTCATTTTCTCTCCATCTTTACGGGTACGTGGATTAAATTTTTTCTCCTGCTTCGAAGCCTCTGAAACATTTAAATCTTGGGAACCTAAGACTATACGTTTCAGAGTCTTTAGACTTTGTTCTAGCATCAGCCCTAATCTCAATTAAGTCACCAATGAGACTAGCACGGTTAGTCCAGAACTGATCACGTTGACTGTCAGTGAAACCACTCCCACAGTTAAGGCTATAAGTGTATCCATCGTCTTCTCCTTCTACTATTACGGCACCTAGTCTTCCTTTGTTGCGTCCGGTGCCTTCCTCGACATCAACAACAGTTAGTGTAATTTCAATAAATGGTTTAGCTTTTAACCACGAGTGTGTACGTTTGCATTCGTACGGTGCATTAATGTCTTTTATCATTACACCTTCATATCCGCCGTTTACAGCTTGCTTATTTAGTTCTACAAAGCGGGTTTGTCCTTTTGTGGTGCTTAGATCCACATTCTCCCAATCTAACGCTTGTACATGTTTTAAAACGCTTGTATGTTGCTCTACCCAAGCCTTAGTTGCCGCACTTCTAAAAGACTGTGGCTTATCCCAGACACCTTCTTTAAAGTTTGTTAAAGGACACATATCAAATAAATGCAATACTGCATCTGTTGATTGTTTACCGTCCTTCCTATGTACTTGCTTCATAAGATCTTGGAAGTTTGCACTCATTACTTCTCCATCTAATACTAGATCGTATGGAGCAGGATTGTCTTTTATAACTTCTTCGATTTCTGAAATGATATGTCCAAAGTTGTGAAACTGCTTACCGTTACGGCTAAACATTTCTACCTTGTCTCCACGTATAATAGTTAGTACACGAACACCATCAAGTTTAATTTCAATTTGCTTTTCGCCTATCATTTTCTTTTCGTGGTTAGCTGAGTCATGTGCAAGACTACAAGTAAATGTAGGAATGATGTATTGCGGGAACTGTTTAGCTACTTTGTTTACAGTTTTTTCACTACATCCACATCTTAAATCCTTGATAAGAATACGTCGGTAGAACATATTCCATTGTTCAACTGTTGCAGTATCTTTACAAAGAATGATTGCATCACGTGCCGCATGGCCTGTAAGACTACGATCAATAAGTTTACGTGCTAGTTCCTTAAACACTGGCCAAGCAAGACCTTGTCCGTCTATAGTTGCTTCAGGAACTTGCTTCACTCCAAAAGTAACAAGTGGATCAAGTGCCATTCGAACACCTTCAAAGAATTCATCTAGTCCTTCTTGCATTGCTTCTAGTATAACAGCCTCTTTAGCAAGTCGGCTATTGTCTGCTTCTAATTTTGCTATTATTTCTTGTGGTTGTGTTTTCATTTTACCCTCTTAAGTTTTACATTAGTATATGTTTGTGTGATGTCACA